GTAATGGAAACACTATATATATAACTGTATTTCCAAATTCTTTAGCACTCTAAATCGCTAATTCTTTCAACGAGTCCATTTTTAACTTTGAACCCACCATTTTGGTTTATATAATTTTTCACGGTTCGTTCAGACTTAGAAAAATACCTTGCCATGTCAGACAACTTTGCTTTCCCTGCCTCGTTCGCATACGCTTCAAAAGCGATTTCCACGCTGTCGACATTCTTGGCAGCTTCTTCCTTCTTCGCCTTGTTCGACTGTTCCCTACCCTTCTGATAGACATCAGCCAGGCTGCCCTCTTCCATGGCATCCTTGAGCATGTCCGTATCGTCAGCTACATGGACGGGATAACGGAAAAAGACGTTGACCGGAGGGAAGGAAGGGAACTCTCTCAAGGTCCCAGTAATGCGCCAGGCCGTTGCAATATCGTCCGGGTCCTGGTCCTTGACCTTGAGCTGGATCATGTCCAGCATAGCGTCCGGATCACGGGCAAAGACGCCGGACCCGCTGGCGCGGTCCATGGACTTCTTGAGGCCTTGCCCGCCCTTGCTGTGATGGTGGCAGTAAATGACAGCGCAGCCAAGCTCAGTGCAGATTTTGTCGAATTGGTTGCAGAAATGAGCCATCTGGTCGGCGCTGTTTTCGTCGCCCGTTATGACTTTGTAGATAGGGTCAATGATGATGGCCATGTAATCTGATTCCTGCGCCCTGGCAATGATTTTCGGTGCCAGTTTATCCATAGGGACCGACTTGCCACGAAGGTTCCAGATTTCTACGTTGTAGTCTGCATCGTGCCCGATGCCCAGGGCCTTCCCAACCACGTCAAAGCGGTCAAAGCAGGATGGCTCATCAATTTCAAGATTGACGTAAAGAACCTTGCCACGCTCGCAAGGAAAATGGCCTAGCCATGTCGTTCCTGATGCGATGGCCATGGCAAGTTCAATGAGCGCAAAGCTCTTTCCAGCCTTAGATGGTCCTGCAATGAGCATCTTATGTCCTTGTCGCAATACGCCGTGGATGAGTTCGTCGGCTTTGGGCGGCAGCCCCTTGTCCTTTGCCATTCCAAGATTCTTGATGACGGGCATGTCGTCATTGGTGTTCTCGATCCATTCCCGCCACTCGTCCCAGGATTCCTTTCCAAGGTTTGTGCCAATAAGGAACTGTTTCTTGCCGCCTCGTTTGACGCCAGGAAGCCGGGAAAGCCTAGAGGGATTCTTATTGGCCGTGTCGATGGTAAGCCCATTCTTTTCGCAGATCTTATATAAAAATTCGACACGCTGCCGATATTCTTCCGCATTGGCTGCATCAATCTTAACAATAGCGTGAATGCTTTTTGCGCCGCTGTAGGTCAGCGTTGCCACCGGCAGCTGCAACTTGCGGATGGCCTCATTTTGTTTTGCAAGGGACAGGTCATCACATTCGACCAGAGCGTATTTAAAGGCGGTCACATTTTCGTTGTTGACGCCGTGACCATCAAGGGCATTGATGCGGATCCACATGCCCGCCTCCGGATTATAATCACCAAAGACGGCACCAATATCACCATTGCATTTTTCTAATTGAGTAATGAGCGTGCTGCTCGTTCTGCTCGTATAGCCACCATTGGCAGGGATAAATTTATCCGTGTCATCCTTCCGCATGCTTTCGTTGACGTAGCCGACATGGTCAGAGGCGTCAAAGAGGGTCCGGAGGAAGGTGATGATTTCCTGGACCGGTTTCCAGTCCCCTTGTGGTTCCCTAAAGGCTTCCCCTTCGAGGAGTTTGGTGTTGATGATGATCCCGCTTGATGGGTCTTCACGAATCTCATCGTCCCACGAAAGCGCACGGCCTGCTTCCCGTTCCTTAGGTTTCCACCCTCGTTCCTTTGCCATCATGGTAATGGTGGCACCCGTTACAGGGTTGGGAGAGCCGCGAAAGCCCTCCCATTTCTTGCTGCATTCGCCCTGGTGATATCGTCCACTGTCAAGGGCGCTCCAGTTTTCCCAAGCGCTGAGAGGATAGCCTTCTTTTTGGAGGGCCATCCCTACCTGCAGCCATTCCTGATAGGAACAGGAAGTTGGGTCTATGAAATTGAGCACCCCTAAAAGGTCAAATTGCTTCATGATTCATTCCTTCCTGCGGCTTATAAGCAGCGGGGATGATGCCAGACGGGATGCGCCAATCGTTTTCTGCGATGCGGCCAATCATGCTGCTTGCTGCAACAAAGCTCTAGGTCCCAACATGGGCGAATCCTTTCCTTTCCAAAAATCGGATCTGCTTTGGCGTCGAAAGGCCATTCTGCTGGCGCATCTTGAGCCGCTCAATGAGCTGCGTCGCAAGGCCAGCATTTTCGATTGTGTCAGGAGAAATGCCGTGCTGTTCAAGATATTCAAGCTGTTTTTTTGTCGCTGGGCCTTTTTCCCAAGTGAAAGTTGGCTCATAGCCTGCAAGGTCGCCAGCCTCGATGCTGAAGAAGTACTGGATGGGATCCACCAGCTTACGTTTGCGTTCACGCATGGCCTTGAGCTCCTTGGCTAGGCTAGCTTCCCGCTCAGCTACAGCATCCCTTTCTGCCTCGTCTGCCGCCTCTTCAATATCAAGGGCCATCCCAGCGCTGTCTTCAAGGCGCTTGGTTATCTTTTCTGCGACCTTTTCGTCCTTGCAGACAAGGGATGCCGGCCTGCAAAGATTGTGCCGCTCCGTGAGCCACAGAAAGTCCAGGAGGAGCAGATCCCTTTTTCCTGGCGCAAGACGGCTGCCCCTCCCCACCATCTGCTGGTATAGGCTGCGGATTTTCGTCGGACGGAGGATCACGACGCAATCAACGGCAGGGCAGTCCCAACCTTCCGTGAGGAGCATGGCGTTGCAGAGCACGTTGTATTCCCCGCGGTCAAAGGCATCAAGGAGCTCCGTACGGTCCGGGCTGTTTCCATTGACCTCAGCCGCTCTAAAGCCATGCCGGTTTAGGATATCCCGGAAGGCCTTGCTCGTTGCCACAAGCGGCAGGAAAACCACGGTCTTCCGATTCTTGCAATATTGCTCCATTTCGGTGGCAATGGCTTCAAGATATGGTGACAGGGCATCACCCAAATCCCCTGCCGCATAGTCCCCATTTGCCATCTTGACGCCTCCAAGATCGATATTGAGCGGCACTGTAAGGGCCTTGATAGGTGACAAGTATCCTTCCTTGATGGCTTGCGGGAGGGTATATTCATAGGCAATGTTGTCAAAATACTCCCCCAGGCACGCCACATTTTTCCTCTCAGGCGTTGCTGTGACGCCTAGGACTTCTGCATTGGGGAAATGGTTTAAAACCGTCTGGTAGCCATTTGCAAGGGCGTGGTGGGCTTCGTCCACAATAATGGTCTGGAAGGTATCGGGGGAAAAGTGGTTTAAGCGTTTTTCCCGCTGCATGGTCTGGACGCTTCCTACCGTGATCCGAAAAAAGCTATCCAGTGAAGTTTCGCTGGCCTTCTCCTTGCTGGTCATAAGCCCAGTTGCCTTTAAGATCTTATCCTGTGCTTGGTTTAGCAGCTCGTCCCGATGGGCAAGGATGAGGACCTTTTTGCCACGGGCCACGGCTCTTTTGGCCACGTTTGCAAAAACGATGGTCTTGCCGCAGCCCGTAGGTAGAACAAGGAGCGTGCGCCTGTGTCCACGCTCCCAGTCTTGTTCGATGGCCTCAATTGCTTGCTTTTGATACGGCCTGAGTTCCACTTAGAAGGCTCCTGGGGTGAAGCTTGCCCCGTTCACAGGCTTTGGAGCAGGCATATGTGGGTCCCGTTTAGGTGCCTTGTCCGGTTCGATGAAGTAAGCAACGTTGTTGTATGTCTTGTCATTAAATTCGCGCGGAGCCATGTGGCACCAGCCTTCGAGGCCTTGGAGGTTCCAGCGCATGTGAAGCGGCTCATGCTTCTTTTTAACACCGATGGCAAGGAAGAAGGTGGCAAGCTTCCACTCCTGGCTGCTGTGAAGGAAGAGGTTTGTTGTCACTTCCACTGGCTCCGTCGCTGCAGGATCATTCGGGATGACCATCAAATGGATGATGGCCTTCGGGCATGGTGGAATCTTGCTGTTCGGATTTTTTGGCTCATACATGGAGCGTTCCACTTCTTTGATAACGAAGGGATAATCCCCTTCTTCAAGGAGGGTGTAACTTTTGTTCCCGCCTTCAGCGGTAATTTCGTCTTCCCATCCAAATACCTTATCTTCCACAACTGTTCCCATATTTTCAAAACTCATGTTCATTTCCTCCAAACAAATTTATTTTTTATTTGCAACAATAAATGATTTCAGCTGCGGCCATGCACCGAGGATGACACCCTTCAAAAATTCAATGTCATAATCCATGATGCTGGTTTCTTCCGGGTAGTAGCCCCGTGCAGCAACAGCACGGCGAACATCGGTTTCCGTCACGCCTTCAGCCTTTAAAAGGTCAAAGACCTGTTTGACGACAGCTTGCTTCGGATCCATCGCATTGACCTGGGCAGCGGTGGCAATAACTTCGGGTTGCAGAGCGTTTTGGGATGCTGCAGTAGGATTGTCCTGGATATCCCAGAATGCTTCTTCTTCAGGCGAAGGATCTGGCGGCAGCGGAACACTGCCTTGGGGCGAATCAATGAGCACAGGCGGCTCTCCAAGGTCAGGGATATAAGGCGCAATGCTGGCATACTCAAAGGGGACTTCCGGAGGCAGGCACCAGCGGTTTTTGGCGTCCCATGTGCTTGCATGCTGGGTGTGCATGACACGCTTTCCACCGACACCTTTCTTCTTGTTGGTCGTCTGGTCCGTCATGATGATGGTTTTATAGTTGGCAAAAAGCAGGGCATCGGCCCATTCCTTTACGATGGCTGCCGTCTTGTTCGTGGTCTTGCTGTTGAGTTTCAGTTCCCACCGATCATAGGCTCCCATCTCATCAGGCTGCTCAAACTTCCTGATTTGAGCATGAGCGTTAAGGACCACATTGATGCCTGCCTTTGTTACGCCATTTAAGGCTTCCAGGAAGCGGGCAAAGTCCTCGATGGAGCTTTTCTTTGCTTGGGCGCAGACGTATTGGATGCAGAGCTTTTCCGCCCAATCCACCGTGTCAATAACAAATGTCTTGCATGGTTTTTCCTTCGTAACCTCCTCAATGATTCCCATGAGCATGGCCCAGGAATTGATGTCTGGGATGCGCTTGACGTCAAGCTGGCTGGTACTGTCTTCAATATCCAGAAAAAGCGGGTCTGGGAAATGGCTCGCGAAGGTAGATTTTCCGATGCCTTCAGGCCCATAAACAACGACTTTCTGGGGCCGTAAAACAATTCCTTTGCTGATATTAAGCATGCTGCTTTCCTCCTTTTTCGTTCATGTATGCTCTAAGCTCATCATTGACGCGCTGGTATTCCTGTTCCTTGTGAGCAAGGATCCCTTTCATGTATTCAACCTCGTTTGGCCAAAGCAGAGGATTCTTCAGTTGGTATTGAGCTTCCTGTAAGTCTTCCCAAGCCTTCTTCTGTTCAATCATGAGCGCCTTGAGCTTCAAATCTTTTTCCTTCAGCAGCTTCATTAGAATGTTCCTGCCTTCCAGGCCGGCTTAGCAGCGGCTTCTTCACTTTTGACCATGCCGTCTTCAATGATGACGCTGCATTCATCGCCCGTAGACACGCGGGTGGCAATCACTTGCAGCCCTTCCCGCTCAAGCCAGGCTCCGAAGTCCTGGAGCGTGTCCGGATCCATCTGTTCGAGTTTGTCCATCAGAACAAAGCCGCAGTTAGGATTGAGCTTCCTCACAATTGCTGTTGAAACTTTAAGTTGCTCGCTGGCGCTCATGCCATCCCAGGGAAGGCCCTTATAAAGGAGCTTGCCATCTTCCACAGAGAGCCCAGGAAGCGGAAGGTCAGCGCCATCAAGGAGGGAACGGCGGTCAGCACGGAGCCGCTCCAACTCTCCTGTAAGCTCTGCATATTCATTCCCATACCGTTCTGCTTCTTCGACTGCCTTCTTGTGTTCCGCATTCTTTCGAATCTGGGCATTGATCATCTCGACCTGCTGCAGGTTCTTCTCGATCTCTTCCGTGGACTCGTCCTGGAGCGTAGCAACGTCCTTGCCTGCGGTTTCAACATCACGGTCAATGATTTCCTTTTGGCTTCTTGCCTGTTCCAGTTCACTCATAAGAGCGTTGATGCGATTGGCAAGGTCCGTCTGTTTGCGCTGAAGATCAGAGAGATGGAACCGTTTTTTTTGATTCTCCCCATTCCTTGCCAGGATAGCTTGCTGTCGTTGGATCAATTCCATAGCGCTGATGGGCTCTTCCGGGGCTCCTGGGAAGGTCTGCATATCGGCAGCTGCCTTTTCCTTGCGTTCCTTGATGCGTCCAATCTCTGTACGCTGGTAGTAGATTTTGCGGATATTTTCGTCAATGGTCTGGAGCTGATTCCCTACTCCAATGATCTGCAGCAGGGTATCCGCTTTTTCCTTGTCCGTCGCCTTGAGGAAGCTGGGCAGGTCTAGGGCCAACTGACTGATGAACTCCTTGAGGAGGGACTGACCGCTCTTATTGCCATTGCTGTCAATGACCTTGAGAGCGCTGTTCTTTCCCTTCCGCTCTACAATGATGCCATTATCCAGCTCGATATGGATTGTAGGCGGGACCAAGGCCCCTTCCCTTGCAGGGACGGATGGTTTGTAGCGATCCCCGCCAAGCCCCCAAGCGATGGCATCAAGGACGCTTGTTTTTCCCTGCCCGTTCTTTCCTCCGATGATGGTAAGCCCATTGGGACTTGGCTCCAACCTGACGGCCTTGATTCGTTTGACGTTTTCAAGTTCCAAAGCATTAATTTTCATTTTCTTACCTCCTGTGATAGAATGGAGGTGAATCCTGTGGAAAGATTCATCTCCTTGCCCCATCAGCATTGCCGTGCTGATAGGGCTTTATTGTTCATTTGGCTTTGTTTTCCAATATCTATCCCAAAATGGTTCACCAGAAATTTCTTTGATAATGGGATAAGCACCAGTCCAGCTCGCGATTTCCTTATTAATGTCTTTAATAAGGCTATCATCTGGCCATAGCATGTCTGACCTATCAAAGATTTCCTCATTGTAAGCTGCATTTTGGATGGCCTCGATGATATCGTCATAATCCAAAATGTGAGGGATTTGGTTTTCGTCAGTTAAAATAGCATGAGGGTCATCAGATGTAGATAGCTCCCGTTTTAGCCAATCCTCAGCTTCCTTGATGGCGTCTTCCAACGTCTTTCCAGTACCAATTACTTTGCGTGGACCATAAATTAAAGGGTACTCAGCGCGAATTGTAATGTTCCACATTTTTCTCAATCTCCTTCATGAAACCAGGAATATCTAGCCCTTTCGCATTCTTCAGGTGAATCACAGGAACAGACAATATTACAGTAGAAATTGCGTCCATCTTTATAGTAGTCCCCATCTTCGTAGTTTCCATTTTTTTCAACATGTCCGTAAAAACAGAATAGACAGCATCGATACTCTGCATCATAATAGACGTCTATCGGGCCTTTCTCCGTGAAGGATATCGTTTTGTATTCCATTATTTAATCCTCCCTTTTAGCACTAGGCTGACCTATCGCTCTTAACCACTGTCGCAGCAGGATGCTTTTCCGTCTTTCTTCGGTAAATTTAGGATTAAAAAGAATCTGGATGAATAGCTCCGGAACTTTCATCCTGCGATATTCCCTAATCTGTATGTGTCTAAAGCGTTCCTTATCAAAAACGTCATTCTTCCTCATCCTCTTTTTCTCTCCTTTTCTCTTCCACTAGCTGGCATTTCTTCAATCCTTTCCAGCAATTCTTCGACTTCCACCTCTGTGAGATGGCCAATAACTTCACTACCAAGCGGATTTCCGTCAGCAAACAGCCAGCCGTGGATGGTCTTTTCCAGGACAGCTAACTCCCACAGTCCATCACGCCCGCCGTACGTGAGAGGACCTTGGACCACACTGGCGCCAAAACCGTTCTCGAAATAAAAATAATTGTGATCGATTTTAGTTCCCCAGTCATACACAAATCTTGCCGGTCGGAATCTGCCAAACCGTGTGGCTATGTGTGCCTTATAAGATGGCATCTTTCTCCCCTCCTTACCGGGGTTCTTGCATCACCATTACGATACAAACCCCTAAAACAATCAGAAAACACAACGAATCTAGCACTGGTCTTTCCTCATTTCACTAAAATCTTGAGTAAAATCTCTTAAAATTTCACTATTTTTTCGGATCAGCGTCCTAATTTCTTAACTCTGACCTTGATTTTCTGTCCCGGCTGCAATGCTCCAGGATTTTCAATTCCATTGTCTTCCCTGACTCTCATGATGATTGTCTGGATATCCTCGTATCCGCTGTACCTCTCACATAAGCTCCATAAGCTGTCGCCGCTGTAAACAACCCGCTCAAACGTTAGGTAGTCAGTGGGTTCGGGTTTGATTCGTTCTCTCCAAATGGCTCCTGCAGTCAGGATTCCTGCAGTAATAAGTGCCGTGGCGATGATGGCTGCCTTAGCTTTCGTCGTCATGATGCGCTCCTTTCTCCTTTACCCACGCCTCATATTCGTTTTGATGTTCGACCAGATACCGTCTGATATAGTCAATCAGCTGTTCCATGCGCGCACCGCCTTTCTTTGCTCTTTAGCTCCGTGGTATACTCTTCCCAACAGGAGGCGCATATAAATGCTCGAAATTATTTTTACTGGTATTGGGTCAGCCATTTTCAGCGTAGTTGTATATCTTTACAAAAATTGGCGTAAAACTGTGAATGAGGATAAACAAGCCTATCAAAATTACCTTTGGTGGCTTCAACTAAACGCTGAAATAATTAGGAATATGAAATTTGGTCAGTCAATCATTGAAACCGCTTGCTCTCAATTTCATCTTCTTGAGCCTTATACATTGAATTACATCGAAATTTTTGATGATGCCCTGCGTGCTCAAATGCTTTCTTATGACATCCTGATTCAAGGGGCCTTGGTGAGAAAAGGGGTTCCCTCTAAGGACTTAGCGCGATTGGAATTTTTATCACAATCGCTCCATCAAACCCTTTCCCAACGCATTCAATTAACTGATGAAATCCTTGGCAAACATGCAATTTCAAGCTTTATCCTCTACTACGTGTTACCTAGATTAATCAAGCGCATTGTAGATAAATGCTTAATCCGGAGTAATACTAGCGATAAAAAATAACAGGGTTCCAAAACCGACTACTCCAATTAAGCAGCCCAAGGGTGTTATCCAATCGCCACCAATTACGGCCTTATACACGGCGTCTACAAGCAGGGCTAAAAGGCATCCCCATAAGAGGTAAATAGGGAGACTGTTTTTATTCTGAAAATCATGTACGGCTAGCAGCACGAGCAGTTTTTCAAATCTTTTCTTGTCTTCAGGGCCCATTGAACCGCTGCAGTATTCCTCATATTGCCTCTTAAATTCTTTTTTCTTCTCGTCATTCCAAAATGACATCGTCATCACCTCCTTTTTGACTTTTTGGTGATTTTCAATCACTATTCTGGGCAAAAAAAATATGATCTCTTTCAGCATCGCTTAAATGCAGTAATCTCTGGATCCTCTTGATTTCTGTTGCTTTGAATTCGGATTGGTTATTTAATTTTTTCCAAAATCCAGCGTATGTAAGTCCTAACGCTTTTACTAGTTCTTTCTTGGTAATTCCGATTTTTGCAATAGCGGCATTAAGTAAAGACGTATCAGTCATTTCAGGCACCTCCTTTCAGTGATTTTAAATCACAAATCGATAATACAACTTTTGTGATTTTATGTCAACATCGTTTTTATAATTTTAACTTTTGTTGATTTTTAATAACAAAAATACTATAATTAAAACATAGCTATCCTTAGAAGGGAATGTGATTATCATGACGTTGGGAGACAAAATCAGAATTAGGCGAGAAGAAGCCGGTCTATCTCAAGATGAACTAGCTCGCAGATTGGGGTATAAGTCCAGATCAACAATTGCCAAGCTTGAATCTGGAGTCAACGATCTTACTCAATCCAAACTCAAGGCTTTTGCCGAAGCGCTGAATACAACGGTAGCGGATCTCTTGGACTGGGATGAGCCCCAAGAAAAGCCATACTATCTCGATCCCGAAACGGCTAGGCTTGCACAGGAGCTTAAAGATAATCCAGGACAAAGAATTCTTTTCGATGCTTCCCGGGACTTGAAGCCTGAGGATGTCAAGATTGTGATAAGCATTATAGAAGGACTCAAAACCAAAGAAGGAAAATAGAATGATCATCGTTACATATCAAGACTTGCCGCACAGCATCCCCGCCCTCGTCCATGCCAATTATGATGATAGCTATACCATTATAGTAAACAACAACCTTTCTGATGCAGGGAAAAAGGATGCTATTAAGCATGAGGTTTGCCATATCATGGGCAATGACTTTTTCAAAGAAAATGTTGAGAATATAGAATCCTCTTGTCATCAAAACAGCAAATATTGTGAAGTTGGCGAGGATTTGGATATTTATATCAAATAGGAGGCCCCGTTTATGTCTACTAAACTTAAAAATTTTAAAGAAGCACCATTTTACTTTAGTCCTCTTTTTCTCGTTCTCGTAAGTGCTTTTTCCTTTTTTATCATTCCCTTTTTTATAGCAATTATCCTTGTATGTTTGAGAAGCCGGCGCTATGTAAGTATTGAATCGAGTCAACTGATAGAGCTTGAAAATATCCAGGAGCAAATTGCAACCGCTTCTGAAAGATTGCAGAATTTACAAGCTTCTTATACGGAGAAAAATAAGGAGTTGGAAGATCAGTATGCGCAAAAGAATAAACACTTGGAAAATGAATATATACAGCGAAAAGAAATTCTAGATAAGGAGCATCAGCACCTTTCTAAAGAACTTGCAGCAAAAACAAAGCAGGAAAAATCTGTCTTAGAGGCAATTAAAAAGTCCGTTGATGAAATTCTCATTACCCCTGAGCTCGATACTGCTATTTACGAAGAAATTTCATCTGCAGAGATTAAGAATGAACTTGCTCTTTTGGCAACCGATGAACAGGAGTTGCAAAAAGAAGATCGAGCCGTTTTCACTACGTCTGGTGCTCAAGACGTTACTCAAAGTGCATTACGGAAACAGAAAAATCAACTCCTTAGGAGCTTTAACAGCGAAACCGAATCTTTAATCAGAAGCGTAACGGTTCGCAACCTTGACAACATCAGGCAAAAAATTACTCGATCTTTCGAAGCTCACAACAAACTTTTTGCCATTGATAACGTTCAACTTTCTAAAGAATTTTTGGAGTTAAAGCTGTTAAGAATGACATGCTTCTATGCATACCAGAAGAAGTTGCAAGAAGAAAAAGAACTGCTCCAGGTCCAAAAGGAACAACTGCGAGAAGAAGAAAAGGTTCGCCACGAATTAGAGATGGCTAGGAAGAAAATTGAGAAAGATGAAAATCAATTCAAACATGAAATAGAACGAACCATGAAGTATCTACAGAATAGTTCTATGGACGCTGAAAAGCAGCTTTACATTGATAAAATTAGGGAACTCAATGAAAAGCTTGAACAACTGTCTAAAGATAAAGAAAACATCAATCAGCGTGAAGCAAATGCGAAGGCCGGCTATGTATATATCATTTCCAACATTGGTTCTTTCGGTGAAAACATCTTCAAGATTGGCATGACCCGCCGTCTTGAACCTTTAGACCGGATCAAGGAGTTAAGCAGCGCTTCGGTCCCCTTTGATTTTGATGTCCATGCACTTATCTTCTCAGATGACGCCCCTGCGCTCGAAGCTTTGTTACATCAAGAATTTAGGAATTTAGAAGTCAATAAAGTAAATCATAGAAAAGAATTCTTTAAGGTAACATTGTCTAACATAGAGAAACTGGTTAAAGAAAAATACGATAAAGCTGTGACCTTTATAGAAATTCCAAAAGCAGAAGAATACAGGGAATCTCTTAAACTCCTTGAATTAAAATCCCCTGAAATCAATTAAGAAAAGATCATAAGTCCGTAACTGGGCATTGCAAATTTCTATAAAAAAATCCCCCACCGTGCAGGAACACGATGAGGGACGCGCAGCAGGTATTACCAGTACCGCTGCAACAGTCTAAACCATCCACCACAGGAGGTCGACTATGCTAATAGTATATCACGTCGGCCTCCATCTAGCCATAGAAGGAGGCTATTATTATGCAAAAAAACACCACTATTGAAAATACAACAAAGGCTGTCATTTATGCTCGGTACTCTTCAGACCGCCAGCGCGAGGAGTCCATTGAGGGCCAGCTGCGTGTATGCGAAGACTACGCCAAAAGAAACGGTATGACCATCCTACATGTTTACGCCGACAGGGCCCTTTCTGGTCGCAGTGACCAACGCCCAGAATTTCAGATGATGATTCAGGCCGCGGCTACACAAGCCTTTGACACTGTCCTCGTCTACAAGCTCAATCGCTTCGCCAGAAACCGCTATGACAGCGCAAAGTACAAGCATAAGCTGAAGAAATACGGCGTTAAGGTTGTAAGCGCCATGGAAAACATCGCTGATGATCCGAGCGGCATCCTTTTGGAATCAGTCATTGAAGGCATGGCGGAATACTATTCTGCAGAGCTTGCTGAAAACGTCATGCGCGGAATGACGGAGAATGCCCTGGAATGCAAGTGGCCAGGCGGGACCGTGCCGCTCGGGTATAAGCTCGACGTGGCGCACCATCTTATCATCGATGATCCGGCAGCAAAGACTGTGCGATGGATATATCAAATGGCCCTGGAAGGAAGGCAACCAGCATCAATCATTCGCGAGCTTAACGCCGCCGGATGCCGGACGGCTTTTGGGAGACCTTTTGGCCGCACGAGCCTTAATACCATCTTGAAGAACGAAAGATACATTGGCACCTTTCTTTGGAATGGCATTAAAAAGCCGAATGCGATTCCAGCCATTGTCAATCCTGAAGAATGGCAAAAAGTCCAGGAAATCACGAAAGCGAAAAAGAAATGTATTGCAAAGTCACGCGGTGAAAACTATCTGTTGACCGGACGGCTATTTTGCGGTCAATGCGGCGGAAGCATGGTTGGCACGGCAGGGACCTCGAAGATGCAGCGCGTCTATCATTATTACGATTGCGGAAACCATCTCAAGAGAAAAGGATGCACTACAAAGGCGATCCGTGCGGATAAGCTCGAAGACCTTATCTGTGATACGACCACTCAGCTTCTCAGCAATCAAGACGCAATCAAAGCCATTGCAAAGCAAGCTATCAGCGCTCAAAAAGAACAAGGGCCATCCCTTGTGCTGCAATCGCTCCAAAATCAAAAGGCAGACATTTCAAGGAAACTCCAAAACTGCATAAAAGCCATCGAAGAGGGCCTTATTAGTCAGACCGTGACAAATCATATTCAGGACTACGAAAAACAGCTCCAAACCTTAAATGACGATATCAGGAGGGAAGAATTGATGAGCAGGATTCCTCAATTAACCGAAAAACATATTGAATTCTTTTTCTGGTCCATTTCCCAGCAAATAAAAAAAGCGGACAAGTACAAGAGTATTTTGCTCTCATCCCTCGTCCGCAGTGTCATCATCTATGAAGATTTTATTGAGATTCAATACAACTATAAAAAGAAACTCCCTATCCTACAGAATCCTGTCAAGATAAAG